CATTAATTATTCTTTCCCTCGCAAATCACGACGTACGCGCATCAAATCATTAAATACGATTGCTGGTTTGCCGCGTGTAATATGTTCCAACTTCGCATTTTTTGTTGCTAATAATAATTTTTTCAAATCTAGATTTTGTGTAAATTTTGCGCGCATTGCATTTTCCATATCAATCTCTCCCCGTTTATATTTTGAACCACTTAAAACCATAAAGAAATCCGGATCAATCTTAACATTCTTTGGACGCACCAGTTCTCCCTTATACTTACCTGTCTTTCCACCTGCCGACTTTGCTAACCCAGCATCTTTTGCAATAGATGAATCAGGCGAATCAAGAGAGAATTGGATATAAAATTCTTTATTATTTTTCTTAAATTTTGAACCTTGATAATAATGTTCTACCGACAACCACCGATGACCATCTAAGGTAAACTCGGCTGTCCAGAAATTAGATAGTTTTTTACGCCATTCGGGGATTTTTGCCAATTCTTCATAAGCAATATCCCCTTCATTCCCAATCGTTTCGCCTGCTCCATGACCCGGTAATGGTTTATCGGTTGATTTGCTGTAAAAACGAAATACAGTTGACTTGTCGTATAAATCAGAAACTGTTTCTTCTGGGATTTCATCCTGTTTTACTTGTTCTGTGCTCATTTTGTTTTCACCTTTTTCACTTGTATCGCTAATAACCACAACATCCTGAAATTTCAATTTTTCATTAAATTCTTTAAATTCGGGTATTAAATTATAAGGGCCCGCAATTCTCTCTAAACATTTATCCGAAACAAGGTGTTTTACTTGTTCAGGTATCTCTTCAAATGTAAATGATGTTTCGTTATTGTAAGTAATTAGTTGATAATGAGAATTACCATGATATGCTATCATAACATAAAACGAAGGTTCAAAAATACCATTCTCTTCTAATATGGTATCATTTAATTGACCACATTGCAGAACATTTAATTCATCACCAACTTGATAATTCATTTCTGAAAAAATGATAGTTTTAATATTTAATTCTCTCTCCAATGTAGATATCGCCCAAGTGTCCGCCCAATAATCACTCGTTTTTAATTTTAATTTTAACATTGATAAGTTATCAATACCATCCATAAATTCTAGTTCTTCTTTAAAATCTTTCAATCCCTTTCTTTCTTCCTTGAGAGATTTATGAATCCCTTGCATTTCTTCAGATTGCTGAACATAACTTAATTGTAGATTTCTATCTTTTGTTTGTTTTATTGTATCCTTTAATGTATTATGACGTTTTGTAATGTTTTTAATTTCTCTTGTTATTTCATTTTCTCTCTCTTTAAAATTATCGTATAAATTTTTATAATTTTCAAATAAATCTCCTGTTGCATTATCTACCAATATCTGACGCATATCATCAATTGAAATATCTTGGTCGTGTTCATCTAATGCAATTTTCAAAGTAGAGAAAAAACAATTTCCATCATATTTTGTGTCAGTTATATTATAGTTGTTGTCATTCATAAATTCTTGGATCCACAATGTTTTTTTTTTAGATTTTTTTCCTTTTGATGTTATCCTTTCTTTCTTTTCATCCTTATTTTCATCCTTCTTTTCATCCTTATTTTCATCCTTATTTTCTTGTACAGATTCTTCTGGTTCTCCATGTATTAATGAATATGCAAATGAGTATAATAAAGGAGCATCAACTTCATTTAAATCAATATCTCCATCCGAATCCAAAATTTGTTCTTGATTACCTGCTGGAATTTCATATACACCGATTTGTTTTTTTTTATCATTATCATCTATCATATAAATGGAATAATAAACGATATTATTATCAATATACTTATAGTTTGGTTTTCCTATTGCAAATATAATTTCTTTTTCATATATTTCAGATTGATATAAATTTGCATCATAATCTATGTCAGACTCTTGGATTTTTTGTGTTTCTGAATAAGTAATTGAAGGAACTAATATAGATTGAACCATAATATAATATAATATATATATAAACAATTATTTATATTATATAAAATTGAATTAAACTATTAATTATAAATAATTATTATAACATAACAATTATTTAAACTATAACCAGCTAGCTATGACGCATTTTAATAAAGAACAAGCAAGACAAACGATACTTACTCATGTGAAGGAACGAATTGTAACACAATTTGATAAACATGGTAAACGAGAAGAATTAAAGGAGTTTAAAGAAAGTAATTATGTGATTTCTATAAAAAAGAAGTGTACCTATCCAAACAGTAAATTCAAAGTATACAATGAAACGTATAGTGTCGAGTTTAGAGGAATAATACAGGGGAAAATAGTTGAATGGTCATTTTATTTAGAACGCGTAAATACAACTGATTATTCTGTCATTGAATTCATAGAACCGAAAGGAACCTCGCAAAATAAGTTAACTGTTCGTAATTTAAAACATTAATAATTTAACATCTCTTAATAATTAAAACATAATATATTTACTAAAAAAAGGATCAGCCTTTAATTCTTCTATATTACGCCATAAACGTATACGTTTATTAACAATATTTATATTTTCTTCCTGTGTTTCAAATAATGCCAATACTTGAATCATTTCATTTTTCACCATTTTTTGTTTATATATACCATAATACTGTAATAATTGTGTTAAACTTTTTACATTATGTTCATTATAAAAAAGCATAAGTTGGTCAATATCAAATTCAGTGTTATCGCAAGTATTATCATTATTGCTGTTATTGATAAATTTGGTATATTCTTCCTCTGATAAAATTGACGCAAGCTGTTCGTCAATGTTATTTTCATCACAATTTAATATATTGTTATTATCGGGTTCCTTATTCTCATCAATAAAAAATGCAACATTGCTCATTCCAGAAAAACAAGTATATAATTTAAATAATAAATACATTTAAACTCATTATTTAAAACTTATTATCAATCTACTTTTTATTTACAATATTCATAATATCCATATGCTTGAAAATGGTTTTATTTGTGATACTCGGCTCTGATTTATGCTTTTTACAAGATATCAAATTTACTCGTTCAATGATTTCTTTCCATGTATCAGTTTCTGTTGTCCTCTTTAATATAGGCAAACCATTTGTAATCATAATATAAATAAATTCAGACATTTCTTCGGCAATATTAGAGTTATTCTCCTTTGCTATTTCTTGAATTAATATTTGTTGGATAGTTTCAATCATTTTAATAATTTTACTTTCTTCTACAATGCCTTCCATCATTAAATTAATATAAAACAGTCCCAACGCACGACGTTTTTCATTAATCTTATTATTTTTACAAAATTGGTCGTAATCACTATCAGGACTACAATAAGCATAATCACCAAACAAATAAGTATCATCGTTAATTTTACATTTGAATATATCATTCATAAATTCATACTTATCCATCAATGCTTTTGATAATTTTGCATACATTCTAGAATAAAACCCATTACCGCTTGCAATATCAAAAATGGAATCACCTATACGCTTTGCTTGGTCCATAAAATCGTTCGTTTCAACATTATCGCCATTTTCGGTAGTTCCGTGTTCTTTAAAAATTAAATCTATTTCTTCAATTATTTGTAATAACATTTTATCATATGTTTTATCGGTTATTTTATTCAAATTTTTTCTAATCTTATCCACGGACAATTCAATGCCATTCTTTTTTTCCATAACAGTTGGTTTGAAATTACGTGTAGCATTCCAATTATCAAATGTAATATCTTTTACTGTATTTTGTGATTTCCCCCTTTTTTGTGTATTTTGTCCAAAATGTGGCGTTTTTACATATTCAGGAGCACCGACATTTCCTGAAATTTTTTTAATAACATCAACTGTTTGTTGTGGTAGTGTATATGAAATTCCGTTCCTCTTAATTCGGTCAAAATCAGTTAATCTATATACAACACAACTCATAGTGATTTAATATTATACTGATATTATATTATTACATTGTATATTTATATCAATTTTTTTATTATTACTTAAATATAAATTTATAATCGTTATTATATTATGGATACTGAAAATAAAATGAAAAATGAAAATGAAAATAATATATTAGATGAAGAAATTTCGGAAATAAATGAATGGGAAGATTTAAATGCAAAAACTGAGCTACTAAGAGGTATTTATGCTTCAGGATTTGAAAAACCTAGTCCAATTCAGCGTAAAGCAATTCTTCCTCTATTTTCAAAGAAGGATATTATAGCTCAGGCTCAATCAGGAACAGGGAAAACGGCATGTTTTTCAATTGGAGCATTACAAGCGATTGATACAAATAATAAGGAACCACAAGTTATTGTACTATCACCTACACGCGAATTGTCAATCCAATCAAAAAAAGTTATTGATACTATTGGTAATCTTATACCTGGACTTTCAACACATTTAATGGTTGGAGGAACTTCCACTTTTGATTCTATAAAAGAAATTCGCAGTTCTTCTCCTCAAATTATTGTAGGTTGTCCTGGACGTATTCATTATATGCTTAAACGTAAATCACTTAGTTCTTCTAGTCTAAAACTTTTGATTTTGGATGAAGCGGATGAATTATTGTCATTTGGATTTAAAGATCAAATATATAATATTTTTCAATTTATGCCACCGAAAATTCAAGTTGCGTTATTTAGTGCTACTATGCCGCATGAACTGTATAGTTTAACTGATAAGTTCATGATTAATCCAACTAAGATTTTGGTAAAAAATGAACAGTTGACACTTGAAGGTATTCGTCAATATTATGTTGCACTAGAAAATGATGAATATAAATATGATACACTAAAGGATATTTATAGTTCTTTAACCGTGAGTCAATCTATTATATATTGTAATAGTGTTAAGCGAGTGAATGATTTATTTATAGCAATGAATAATGATAATTACCCTGTGTGCCAAATTCATAGTAATATGGATAAAGATGAACGATTGAAAAATTATGAAGACTTTAAAAATGGTAAACATCGGGTTCTTATTTCGTCTAATGTTACCGCACGCGGTATTGATATCCAACAGGTAAGCACTGTTATTAATTTTGATTTGCCAAATTGTGTTCATAATTACCTTCACCGTATTGGTAGAAGCGGGCGATGGGGGCGTAAAGGTGTTGGAATTAATTTTGTTACACAACGTGATATAAAGCAGATGAAATATATTGAACAACATTATCATACGCAAATAAATGAACTTACCGAAAACTGGGCGCAATGAAATGTTTATAAATAATTTAAACCTATATTATAATATATAATACTGAAACATATGTTTAAAATAATTAAGGCATTTTGTTTTTTTTCAGCAATAAAACTATTTGGTTCATTTTCACAAGTAAATTCAGTTGATATAGATGATTGTACTACTATCACAAATCATCTATATAATAAAAAGTATATGTTTTGTGATGATAAAGAAAAATGGAGTGATGCACAACAATTTTGTAATAATTATAATGGAGAATTATTAACTATACAAAATTATAATGAAAATAATTGGATTTATAGTGAACGGCAAAAATATGATACTAGTTCTGATATTTGGGTTGGTTTAAAAACATCAAATTATAATGATTGGACTTGGGTTAATAATCAAGAAAATGGATATATTAATTGGAAACCTGGCACTCCGGATGGTAATCGTAAAGTTAATTGTGCGCGTATTTTACCCTATAGTAAACGATTAAATGATATGCAATGTGATAGGTCAT